GAGGCTATTTCTAACTGTGCTTTATTAATGAGACCTGTATCTTCTGCTCGGTTTGTTCTTCTAAGATTTTCAATTATCTTTTCTTTAGCAATAATTTTATCTTGAACAGTAGCAATTTGCTCTAAGGTTTCAGCGGCAATATTAGCCACAGAGCCTTCATCCAAGCCTAAAGCAGTAACCAAATCAAACTTAGTCTGGCGTTCTATTTCAACACCAATTTGACTTATCTGATAGTTGATCTCTTTCAGTTGATCTGTGTTTCCAGCAAGAGCGTCCCTTCTAGCTTCTATGTTTTTAACACCACCGCCTTCGATATTTTCCCTTTCTCTAGCTATTAAAACAGCTTGCTGTGAAAGTTCAATATACTTAAGTTGTTCTGCGTTGTTTAAACCAGCAACTTCAACAAGAGATTTAGACTTAACAACTTGTTCTCCAAATAACGAAGTAACTTCTTTTAGAGTATTTTCAACAGTAGTGTAAGCACTAGTGAAAGAACGAATGTTCTGTCCAGCTGTAGTTTGTCTTATTAACTGAGAAGTAATTGCATCTAATAGTTTCAATTCTCGCTCTAAGTCACCGTTAAGATTGGCAATAGCCTTTTGGTCTACTAAGAATCCAGTAGAAAATAAACCGTCTTTAGTAGTAGCTATTTCTTTCTTAATCAGTTGAACTTTTTCTAGAGTAGCAACTAACGCACCACGGTCTTCATCGCTAGTAAACTCGTCAAAGTCTTTAGAGTCTAACTTGAGCTTTAAACGTAAAGCAGGATCGATTTCGTCTAGCAACTCTTCAACAGCAGTTCGAGTGTCCTTAACAAGGAACCCTATGCTAGTGCCGAATACCTTATTAAAGTAGTGAGCAAAAGAGTTAGCTGCGTCTATCCAACCGTTTATTACCGCTTTGAAAGCACCTGTAAGTTTAATATCTAAGTCAGTAGCAATATCACTCATCCAATCAAACCAGTAGCTGTTTTTCAACGCTCTACGAGTGCTATACAACATGCGCTCGTTTGCTTGGTCAATTGCATCAAAGGTTTCTTCTATGCTTTTAGGTTCAGGAGTAACTTTAATATCTAAGTTTACACCTAATCCAAATAGATTAGCAATAGCGTTTCTAGTACTATGAGCTTTGTTTTCTACTGCTTTAAACTCACGAGTAGTGTCATCTGCTACTGCACCTACAGAACTGAATAAAGCGATAAGACCTAACAATGCAACCATAAAAGGAGCAAGAGGGCCAGATATCGCAATCCACATAAGCCTAGCCGCTACAGATACAACACTAAATACGCTGGATAGACCCATAAGCGCAATACTTAGTAGACCTTGAGCACCTGCTAATACAGTAACTATTGTTATTTGCCTAACAATACTTAGAGACATAGCAATTAGCGCACTTCCAACAGCTTTAATAGAAGCTAATAAGCCTAGAGTGGAAGCTTTTAAACCAGTAATGCTTATAGAGGTTAACATAGCTTGTACTCTTACAAGTGTTAATCCTTTAACCATTTCTTTAAAGTTCTGTAAACGGAAGAAACTGAATACACCTGCTAGTGCAGGTTGCAACAACAACGCATGGCTCATAAGAGATGCGAGGCCACTAACAGCTCCTGCAAATATACTTCTTACTACGGTAGAACTAAATGCTACTTTTACAGATTTAATTAAGAAACCTAAACCTTTCTTAAACGCACCTTTTGGTCCTAAGAAAAGCAAAGCAAGCAGACCACCACCTGTGGCGGCTCCAAGAGAGCTTATAAAACCAAGAGTTAATGCGTCTACAAGATTAAAGATACCCCTTATAAGATCACCTAGAATACCGAAAGAATCTAGGAATCCATTAACTATACCGCTAAACATTGAACCTGCGAGAGCAAGGATAGTGGGTATGCTTTTAGCCAACGCGGCGGCTATTCTACCACCTATGTCTCCTATGTTAGCAAGTACATCATTTAAGTTAGTGCCAAATGCATGGAGCACACCGTTTAAGACGCTTAAAAGTTCATCTCTTAAAAGCAAGCTGGCTATAATCGCAAGACCTTTAAACGGTACCATGAAAACAGCAAGCAAAGTTGCCGCTACAGCACTAAAAGTAGAACCAAAGGTATCAGCTAAAACAGTTAATATAGGCCGTAATATTTCACCTATAGCTTTTAAACCTATAACCGTTTGATCCATAAATCCAAACTTTTCGTTTAGTTCAGAGAGTATTTTAGAACCATCTTTAAGCAAGTCAAACTGATTTGTAACTTCTCTTAAAGAACCAACAAGAATGTCAGCTACTAGGTTTAACCCTTCATATGAATCTTTAATTTCTTTATTTACAAAACCTATAATGTTAACTATTGAAAATAAAGTTGCTAAAATCGGAGAAAAAGCCGCAAGCATAGTAAACACAGCAAATCTCACTAATGAGTTTACAGCCTCTACTTCTAGTTTTGTTCCGTCTAACAGAGAAAGAATTATACTAGAAAAACCTGTAGCAAAATCCCACAAAGGGAGTAACGCGTCCGCTAAAACTGTGGCCATGAACTTAACTTGATCAGGAATTTTATTTACTAAGGAAGTAAATATGTCACTAACTTTATTTGAAAACTTGTCAATAGGGTCAATAGCTTTAGAAATTAACTTTGCATATTCAATAACACCATCGATAAGATCTGGCCACCACGAATTGCCAACTACTTTATCCATTACCCACCAAAAAGCGTAGTTAACATCTTCTACAAACTTTTTAATAGGAGAGAAAGCAGAAGATAGTTTCCTAGTGAAACCTGTTATTTTCCTAACCATCATTCCAAACGTATCAGCGGCGTTGCCAAAGAGTTCTCCAGCAATTGTTGTTTTGCCTTTCGCAATAAGACCGATAGCCTTGTTAATTACAACAGCAACTTCAGAATTAATTGCCTTCGCTATTTTCAAAAAGGAAACAGTGATACCCACACCTATTGTTTCTACAAACAAAGTTCGGGTAGCTTTACCAAACCTATTAAATAAATGACCTAGATTATCAAAACCCTCTGCTACTACATTAAGTGACTCGCCAAATATACCACCTATTTCTCCTCCGACTCTTCTTAAGTCAACAGCTATCGCATCGAATCTGTGACCAATTTGAGTGGCCGCAATACCTATACCACGAGAGAATAGCAGTAGTGTTCTTAATGCGTCAGTAGTAAACTTAGTAAAAGCGAAACTAACGGAATTAATTGTATTAATGAATGATAAGCCTAAAAATCTTTCTAATCTTCCAAAAGGCCCAAGCCTTACTGCTCTAGCGGCAAGGTCTAGTTTTCCTGCCATTACAGTAAGTGCATCTGAAATACGAACTGAAGGTATAAGCAATTCTTTAAATACATGAAACATACTTTTTAATTCATGTTTTAATTGTACTAGCTTAAATAAAACAGGGGTAGGAATTAATCTTACTATAACAGATTCAGTAAAGAATTTTGCAGAGGTTCCTAATACTTTTAAAGCACTTACAACCCCACTTGTTCCTTCTTTAAAGTCCTTAAAACCCTCTAAGAACGAGCTAAGGCTATTACCTACACCAACAGCACTGTTGTTTAATGAGTTACCTAATGCTTGAAAATTAGCAGTAGTTCTTCTTGAAACACCAAGTACGGTGTCAACTTCGTTTACTATCCTGCCAACACCAATACCTAGTACGGTGAGGCCTTGGGCGAAGGTAACTGGTACCTTGCCAAATTCTTCATCAATAGCGGCACCCTGACCCTCAAGGGCATCGATGACCGCCTGTGCGGAAAGCTTACCTTCATTAGCGAAGGCTCTTAGTTCTCCAATTGTGATACCCATGCCTCTAGCGATAGCTTGTGCTACAGCAGGGGTCTGCTCCATTACAGAGTTTAATTCTTGTCCACGTAGAGCACCAGCGGCTAGACCCTGACCTAACTGCACAATAGCAGAGTTAGCGGATTCAGCTGATGAACCAGAGATGGTAATTGCTTGGGCAATAGAGCGAGTAACCTGAATTACTGTTTTCTGCTCAACACCTAGCTGTTTTGTTGCTCGACCAATACGAGAGTAAAGGTCAGCCAGAGACTCTTGGTTAGACCTTGTCTCAATGGCGATTTTATTTATTTCTTTAAAAGCGAATATTTGTTCTTCTAACTTATCATTAGTAAGAGCAATACGAGCTTCCAACCTACGGTAAGAATCAGTAATACCTGTGATTGCAGTAGCACTTCCGATTGCCGCAAATGCAGCGGCTGTCCCAATAGCTAACTTCTTAATGCTGTCAGCGGAACGCTTAGTGGTTCTGTCTATATTCTCTACAGATTTATTTAACTTACGCAAGTCTTGTTGCGCTTGTCTGGAGTCTGACTTTACTTTTAATTCAATAGCCAAAACGGTATCTCCTTTTAGACAGTTAAGGGATTACTTGTACAGCAACACCTTTGGGGTTAAAGTATTTAAAAACGGTGCCTTCAATAAATCTAGCAGGCGCTTGGTTGGAACGCCCCATATTCAAATCCTGAATATAAGGCACACCATTAGTTAAGTACAACACATCGTACTGAGTTGAACTTGGAGGAAGCAGGGGAGCTGATACGGCCATAAAGCCATTTGCAGAATCCCTTGCCTCTCCTTGTTTACTTGAGATAGACCATGACCCTCTTGCTCTACCTGTTTTCACAGGAGTTACAAGTTGCAAAGCAGATTGAGCTTGCAGGGCGTTAATCCTTAAAGCCTGATTAGTGGCTTGTATAACTTCTTGTTCTACAGCATCAAGGGCAGAAGTAACCCCTTTTAGCTCTATACTTAGCTTTGCACTCATGTTTTATCTCCGATTGTTCTTGCTAACAAAGCTCCGAAAGGAGACCTTCTCAACGATTGATTGGAAGCTTCCTCATCTGACTTCTCACCTTCCCACCTGTGTAGTTGGGCAAGAGCAGGGAATACTTCGTTAGGTTTAACTTTAGCGCCCTGAGATTGCATTATAAGGCCAGCACGACTATCTTCTCTCCACCCAATAGGGCGAGCTTCGAAGTACTTTCCCCACATTACGAGTTCTTCTTGTGGCATTTCATCTAGCAACTTGTGCATAGGTGTTCCTAAATGAAATGCTAAATCATACAAGAAAAGATCCTCTTGGCTTATGCGTTTCCCGCATCACCTTGGGCCATGCCCATAATGCTCTCAGATAGCTTGGTTAATTCAGTTACAGGGAAGCCATCAAAGTCTTCATCAGTCATGTCTTCTGCATCAACAACAGACAGACGCAATACAAAACGAAGAATTTCTAGCTGATCGCTTTCTTCAGTTTGCTCTTTTGACTTTGCTTCAATAGCGCGAATGTCACCTACAGTCAGTACTCTGATCTCTACGGTGTCATCCATGAATTCTACTTGTTTGGTTAATTTCTTGCCGATAAACTTTTTCATTGTGTTAATTCCTTATTAAATTATTTGTTAGATGTTTCAGGGTTAAATAGATGTTCGTTATGTTTTTCAAAGTCTTCAATCATTTGGTGCATAGTGTGTAATACGCCAAGGGTATCAAATACTTCTTTGTGTTTGTCAGAACCGGGTTCAAAGTCTTTAAAACGTTCGAAGGTTCTACGGATGCTAAAGTCGATGTCTTTATGTATGTTACGGGTAGTTACCTGTAGCACGAAAGACTTGTCGAATGGCTTAGTATCGGACATAGTATATTCCTTATTCGGTTATAGTTAAAAGCAAAGAGGGCACCGAAGTACCCCCTTGCTGGGTTGTAGCTTATACTAGCTGGTTGTAAACACCGGGGTTAGACTCAGGTGCAGAAGCAGCATCTACTAGAGAAACTGGGCCAGTGAAGTCGCCTTCAATAGTCAGAGACATAGTAGCTTGGTTAGCATCGGTCAGACCGGGAGTGATTTCTAGAGAAGCGATTTTACCTAGGAAGTAGAAATCGTCAAAAGAGTTCTGTACAGAAGCAACAGC